GTTCACGCCCGCGCCTGCTGCGTCGAACAGCGTGCGGGCGATGGCGTCCGTCGTGGGCTGCGCTGTGATAAGACGGCTGTTGATGTACGCCATCAGTTCGCCAAGCTCCATGTTTTCGGCGTTCGGTGGCAGCAGGTCGCGCCATTGCTCGCGGAACGCCCGCAAGATTGCCGTCTCGCCGCGCCGTTCCAGTTCCAGGATGACACGTTCGGCGGCATCGTCTTCGCCGGGGTCGAGCTGCAATTGCAGCGCTTTGATTGCCGCTTGCCAGTGCTCACGGGTATCGCTCCCATCCGTCGCCATCGTGAAAGGGGGCTGGTCCGTGTCTGCCTCCTGCGCATCAATGCCCATGTCCGCGGCAATGTCGAGCACTTCATCTGCTGACAGGTAAACACGCTTGAACTTTAGCGGGTCGGGGTTGCGCCGGTTCTTGAGCCAACGGCGCAGCGCCTTTACTTCCCCTTGCCTTTGCCCTTGCCGCTGCCCTTCGGCTTGCATTTGCCCCATGTCGCCATGATTCATTTCCTCCTGTGGCATGTCCTCGGTATCGTCGCCGGGTTCGTTCGCGTCGCCGCTGTCCTCGGTATCCTGCTCCTGCTGCGCCTGCGGCTGTTGCATGATGATAGGCGCGGGCGGCGGTTCCGGGTCGGGGTCGGCAGGCGTCAAGCCCTTGCCGATTTCCGGCACAAGCAAATTGCCGCGGTCGTCGCCAAGCGGCTCATCCTGATAGTAGCGCGCCCGCACTTCGTCAACCGTGTGCGTCTGCGAGTAAGCGGCGATTTCCGACAGCTCCATTTGCTTGTCAGTGACACGGATATCGTCAAACTCACCGACAAGGTTCGGCCCATACATAGGCAGTAGGTCGTTGGTGATTTTCTCTGCCACGCGCACCAGGTGGGGCCAAACGCCGTATTCGATAAATGTGCGCTTGCCGCTTATGCTGTTGGCTTCCGTGGCGTTGACTGCCAGCATACTGGACAGGCCGGGAGCGTAGATGGCGAACACTTCTTCCTTCGTGAAGGTGCGCCCCTCGAGGAATTGCATGTCACCCTGCGACATGGCGGTGTTCACCCAATTCACGCCGTCGCCTACGCCGCGCATCATCATCAGGCTGCGCTTGGTGCCGCCGTATTCCTCTTTGACGTCGCGCTTCATGCGTTCCCAATCCTCGTTTTGGATCGGGTCTTTGAACGCCAAAATACCCGGCATCTTGGCGTTGTCACGGCTAAAGAAATTCGTATTCCACTTCTGCGCCGCCATGTCACCCGTTGCCACAACTGCAAGCGCCTCGATGGGCGACAAGCCCACGAACGAGTTGAGCGGGTGGAAGCGCCGGAAGTGCACGACCTCGCTCAGTTCGAGCGGCAGCGGGTTGCCGTTGCCGGTGTCGTAGAGGTAGCCGCGCAGGAACATGCGGCCATCCGGCACCGGCTTGACCTTGTGCGGCGGCAGCAGCCACAGCTCGGCGACCGTGTTGCCGACCTTGTTCAGCCACCAGTAGGCGTTGCCGGTGAGGGCGTAATAGGCAAGTGTGCCCTCTAAGAACTCGGCACGGCTGTTGAGCGGGTTGGGGCGGCGCAGCAGCAGTTCGAAGGGGTGGTTGGGGATGTCATTGGTTTCTTCGCCGTCCAGGGCAAGAACGTTGAAGGCGGTAGTGGCGCCGACTTCGGCGATTTTAGAGACGGCGATTTGTACCCACGACAGGCGCTGGTACAGCTCTAACTGTGCCTCTGGCAGGCTGCGATCGGGGATGGTGTACTGTTCGGCAATGGCATCGGCGCGCAAGAAGGCGGGTGCTTCAGTGAGGGGCACGGCCTTGGCGGGGGTGCGTGGAATGAGAGTATAGGGGTCCTGCGGCACATAGCCTAGACGTTTAATTAGTCCGTCAAAGAGTCCCATTCGTTGCCCGCCCCGCCCCGCCGCATAAAAAATCCGCTACAGCAAGCATAGCGGATTCAGAACACGTATTCTATTGTCAGAAATGACACTATTACGGCGCGGCGGGGGCGGGTGGAGGAATAGGGGTGGATAACTGAAACGTGCGGCGTACCGCAATCGCTAAATTGTCACCAAGCTCGTCATAGTCACCATCTACTAATTCCCCGCTCGCGTAAGATGTTGCGATGGTATCACCGATGCGGACGATGAAACGGTATTGATAGTTTGTAAGCAGGTCAAGGTGTTCTCTGTTGGGAGTCTGCACTTTAACGTAGCGCGGAGCGGTGTAGTCGCGGGCCAAAGCGACCATCATGCCATAGGCTACACGGTACGCCTCCGCCTTATGTTCTGGCATGTCAGTTGGTGATGTAATTAGATCGTCGTCAACGTAGATTTCGCCTACTTTGTTTTGCTCCATCATTCCCCCGCCCCTCTCAGTACACCCGCGACCTTAATCGCCAACTGCATTGTAGTGCTGCTACCCGTCTTTTGTCGAGCCCCTTCGATGTGCTTGCGCACGGTGGTGTATTCAATGCACAGCCGGCGCGCAATCTCCGTTTGCGGCAAGCCTTGCGCCAACAGCTCAACCACCTCGCGCTCCCGATTCGTCAGACTCGCCATGCTGAATATCTCCCCTGCCACATCACGCCGCCCTTACGCCGACAAACCTACACAACCGACAAGGCAATAACGATAGGTTCATTAAATGACTGTTTATAACGTGATAGTAGCCTTTTAATGCCCATCCTTGCCCATTCCCCACTTACGCCCCGTCAGACTCACCCCTGTCTACCATCTGCACAATGTTTGGCCCCTGGTCTGGCCCTGCTTCGTGCAAGATTGCCGTTACGTGCCGGTAAGACTCGGGCAAGATAACGAGTTCATCATGGGGCGGCGTAAGGATACGAAAATAGGCGTTTCCGTACAGCATCTGCTGCCAGCCTAGCCGTTCGATTGCCTCACGCACTTCCACCTGTGGCTTGCTAGGGTCAATATCGATTACATCACCGGGTAGCACGGGCACGGGCAGTGCCTGCTTGAACTCCTCAAGCGCGGCTATGATGTCATCCTGCGTCAACGTTATCGATATGTTCTGCGGTGCCATATTCCCCCCATCATACAAAATCCACGTAACTGCTCACGTAATGCTGCGCCTGCCACAACATAAGAGCGCGGCTGATGACCGTGTCGTCATGCCCGCCCGCGGGTGCGCTGTAGCTGCTGCGTCCCGTCGTCGCGCTCACCGTGCGCTCGTATGCCTCTAACTCGGCAGTCCACACCGGGTCAGCCTGCCATGACCACTCCGCGCGCTCGAACGCAAGCGCCATGTTCTCGATAAGCGGCGGCTTGGTCTGCGCCGTGGTGGTGAAGCCGATAACGGGTAGCCCCATGCGTTGCAGCATCTCATGCACGGGCGCGCCTATCGAATTCAGCTCGGTTAGTATCGCGGCCGGCTGCCATCGCTCGGCAAGTGCCTGTAGCCGCTGCGTTTGCACGTGGTAGTCAACCTGGTTAAACCTGTCGCGCTCCACCTCCTGCCGGCACGTCACGCAGCCGACGCTAAAGGCGCTGTAGTCATTTTCGCGGGCCCAATCGCAGCCGGCGATAATGTGGTGCCCCGCGTGCGCCTCCGGTGTGGCGTCTAGCGGCGCTGTGAGGCACGCTGATACATTCCTGAATACGCTCCCGCCGTCCTCTAGGAATAGCGCGTTAATCTCCTGCTGATACACCCGTTCCGGCATTGTCTCCCGCATGGCGTCCAGTTCGGATTGCTTGAGCCGTGGGTTCACGCTGCTAGGCATCTGCCAGGACGCCCACTCGCTAACGGCGGGGTCTTGCCCCCACTGGAACATCTGCCAGAAGCCGCCGCGCCCCTTGGGTGTGCTCAAGAAATACGCATCGCCGGAATAGTCAACCAACGTAGGACGCAGCACGTATTGCCATGCGTCCATTAGGTCGGGAACCATCGCGGCTTCATCCACGATGATGCGCTTGTACTTGCGCCCGCGTGCGCTATCGGGGTTGTCGAGTGACCAGAACTCCAACACGCCGCCCGCTATGTTCTCGATACGGTGTTCGCTGTTGCTGACACGCGCCGCCACCGGCTTGAGCACGCGCAACGCCTCGCGCCATACCTCAGTAAGCATCTTGTACGTGGGGCTGAACCACCCCACCGGATAACGCAGCACGTCAGGCGTAACGCAACGGTCAATACCAAGGGTAGACTTTCCAAAGCGTCTCCCGCAGGCAAGACAATTGAAACGGCGCGCCCCGTCGATAACCCGCTGCTGCCCTTCGTGGGGTCTAGGTAACGTTAGGGTCAGCGTCTGCATATTTGATTAGCACCTGTAGTGGTCCGCCGCCCTCGCCTCTCACGTCCTGTTCCACGCGCTCCACGTACCCCCGCCCTTTGCCCTTCGTGCGCAGCCGGAATTGCACCGCCCACGGTTCGCCCGCGATTATCGCCTGATACAGCTTCATTTCCGCGGCGTCGTCCACCTCGCCGTCTTGCTGTTCCATCTCGGCGCGCACGGCGGGGTAGCGGTCGCGGTAGTTGTAGATGGTCTGCGCCTCGCACCCTAGACGTTTGGCAGCAAGGTAGACCATGCCCTTAGTCTCCTTGAGGGCGTCTATTACTTGCGCTTGGGTGAACTTCTGGCGAGTGCCCATAGTGTCTAAATATCAACCAAA